ACACATAACGCATATTTACCAAAGGATAAAGAAATCATTTATTGTTTACCAAAGAAACCTAATGATGCTTTGGTAGATAAGGTACTAAAATTATTCTGGATTGAAGATGACAAGGGGTTTTATCAAAAAAGAATGTTGAAAGAGTATAATTATGCTATGGAAGTATCTTTTAAGGCTAGTCAGTCAGCTAAGAAACGATATGCGAATGTAGAGCCAACGTTTAACGATCCTAGTGCTACTAAAACTATAAAGACTAATACTATAACTAATACTAATAAAGATATATATACCCCAGAATTTGATAAGTTCTGGGGGAAAGTATGCAACAAGGTCAGTAAGGGTATTGCTTTTAGAAACTTTACTAAATTACCATCTGAATGGATAAAGAAACCGGTGGAGTTAGCTGAAATGTATAATAAATACTACGAAAATGTAAAAGACAAAGAATTTGCAAAACAACCTGCATTTTGGTTATCGGCTCAAAAATATCTTGATGAGAAGGTAGAAGATACATCAATGACTACTGAAGAATTTAAAGATTGGCAGTGGAAAAATGATCTTGATATGAGAAAAAAAGGTTTGAAAACAATGAGATGGAGTGTTGATTATATACAAAAACTTGATGATGCGATTGCCAATGGTGGTTAAAAAAGTTGTAATTTAATTATAAAAACCTAAATTTAAATTGTTATATGGAAACAAGTAATATGCAAAACCCGCAGAACTATATCATTGTTCAAAATAAAGATGGATCATATTCAGCTTTTGTAAACTATGGTGTCTTTGATAGTAAAGAAGATGCAGAAAAGAGTTTAGAATATGTCATGTCTATAATGGGTTATAAATTGCATCCACAAATCACATATCATTAATGGGTAGACCAAAAGAATATAATATTCCCGGAGAAGAAGTAGTAAAACTAGCTAGTTATGGTTGTACGAACACCGAAATAGCTGATTTCTTTGGATGTGGAGAACACATCATTAGAAAGACTTATGCCGAATTTCTCAGAAAAGGGAGAACTGATTACAAAATACGTTTAAGGCAGATACAATGGGGTATAGCTGAGAAGGGAAATGCTGTTATGGCTATCTGGTTAGGTAAGAATGTATTAGGTCAATCTGATAATGGAATATTAGAAGATGATGATACCCCATTACCATTTAATGTTGAGTAGTGCCATTATCTAAATCACAAAAACAAGTATTTACATCAGAAGCTAGGTTTAGAGTTCTTATTACCGGAAGAAGGTTTGGTAAAACATTTTTAGCACTTAATGAACTAGCTAAGTTCTCAAGATATCCTCGGAAAAAAGTATGGTACATAGCACCCACTTACCGGATGTGTAAAGATATTATGCTTAGCCCACTAGTGGAGAAAATGACAAAACACAGATGGATTAGTAAAGTAAATTACTCTGATCTAACAATTACACTTAAAAATAACTCATTAATTCAGCTAAGATCATCAGAAAACTTCAATGCTCTACGAGGAGTGGGATTAGATTTTATTTGTATAGATGAGTTCTCAGATGTGGATGAGAGAGCATGGTTTGAAGTGCTGCGGCCTACTCTTTCCGATAAATCAAAAGAAGGTAGTGCATTATTTTTAGGAACACCAAGAGGCTATGGTAATTGGAGTTATAATTTATATACCAAACATGAAACAGATAGTAATTGGGAATCATTTCAATTTACTACATTGGATGGTGGTCAAGTATCTCAGAATGAAATAGATCAAGCTAAGAATGATCTGGATGATAGAACATTTAGGCAAGAATATATGGCTTCATTTGAGAAATATTCCGGGCAAATTTATTATAACTTTGACAGAAAAGAAAATGTGATTGATAGTTATAAACCTAAATCAAACTCAATCCATATAGGCATTGATTTCAATATCGACCCGGTTTCAGCTATAGTATCAGAATTGCAGCAAGATAACTTGTATGTATATGACGAGATTGTCATTTACAGTAGTAATACTGATGAACTTGTTGAGGAAATCAATAACCGATACTCTGGAAAGCATATCTTCGTATATCCTGATCCTGCATCTAAACAAAGAAAAACTAGTGCTGGTGGTAAGACTGATTTAAGTATATTAAAAAATGCCGGTTACAATGTGCGAGTTAGAAATGCTCATCCTTTAGTGAGAGATAGAATTAATGCTGTGAATACGAAACTTAAAAATGCTAAAGGTGTCAGAACATTATTTATTGCTAATAACTGTAAAAATATGATAAAGAGTATTGAAAGACAAATTTATAAAGAAGGTACAAATTTGCCGGATAAGGAAAATAATTACGATCACATGAATGATGCATTAGGATATTTAATAGAGTTTATGTTCCCAATTAAGAGAGATTTCACACCCTCACCACCACGAAGGTTTAGTTAATGGCAAAATACAGTAGAGAATATTTAGTATCAAGACACAAAGATTATGAAGATAAGTTCGCAGATTGGAACTTTCACTTAGTATCATATTTAGGCGGCCAAGATTATCAGAGTGGCTACAATCTAAATAGATATGTTCTTGAAACTGATGAAGAATACATCAAAAGACAAAACAATACCCCCATTGATAATCATTGTAAAAACGTAGTTCAAATATATTCGTCTTTCCTATTTAGAGTACCCCCTACTAGAAATTATGGAAGTTTATCAGGTGATGAGCAGCTAGAGAGTTTTATTAAAGATGCTGATTTAGATGGTAGATCATTTGATAATGTTATCCGGGAAATGCAAGTAAACGCATCTATTTATGGTACTTGTTGGGCTATCATAGATAAACCAGCTGTTCAAACTGAGAGTAGAGCAGAAGAAATACAACTAGATATTAGACCATACATATCAATTTATACCCCGGAAAATGTATTGAATTGGAACTTCGAGAGAATGTTAAATGGTAGATACCAACTAACATCATTATCACTATTAGAGAATCTACATGATGATATGGCTACAATTAGAGTATGGAGTTTAGAAGATATTAGTACCTACAAGATTAAAGATTTTAGTAAGGGTTATGCTACTACTCAACCGGTATTAATTGATGAAATGCCTAACATGATTGGGGAAATACCAGCTGTTGTTTTATATAATCAGAAATCTCAAAGAAAAGGAATTGGTATTAGTGATCTTCAAGATGTAGCAGAATTACAAAAATCTATTTATAACGATTATTCTGAGATAGAGCAGCTTATTAGATTATCCAATCATCCTAGTTTAGTAAAAACACCTAATGTAGAAGCTAGTGCTGGTGCCGGATCTATTATTGAAATGCCGGAAGATATGGATAGTAACTTGAAGCCCTATATTATCCAACCCTCATCACAATCATTGGATGGGATTATGTCATGCATCCAAATGAAGGTAGACGCAATCAATAGAGTTACACACATGGGATCAGTTAGAGGTACGGAGAAAACTATTAATTCTGGTATTGCACTACAAACGGAGTTTGAATTACTTAATGCTAGATTATCAGAAAAAGCTGATTACCTAGAAAACGCAGAAGAACACATTTGGAGATTATTCGCTAAGTGGCAAGATAAAGAATTTGATGGTGAAATAGAATACCCGGACACATTTAATCTGAGAGATTACGCATCTGATCTACAGTTCTTACAAGTAGCAAAAGCATCAGGTGTTGTATCAGATACATTTGCTAAAGAAGTAGATAAACAAATAGCTAGAGCTGTTGTAGAAGATGATGAAAAGTTGGCTAATATTGATAGTGAGATAGAAGCAAAACCTAGACCAATAGGTCAATTCTCTACACCTGCTATTGAGGGTGAAGAAGTTGCCGAAGAATAAAAAACCAAGAGTTCCTAAAGATAAGAAATCCGGAGTACCAAAGAAATATTTATCAGGGCTAAAAGGTGCTAAGAGATCAAGACGAGCATCATTAATCAAGAGAGTTGCAGCTTTGTATAAGGCCGGAAAACGAATACCCTTATCACTATTAAAATCAAGGACTAAAGCATAATGAACGTAAAATCTAAATTAGATTATATAGTTAATTTATCTAAAACTAATTTTAGTAGTATAGGTTTTATTCCATCACCATATTTAGAAAAATTAATAATAAACGATCAAGTTTTTTTTGAATATGAAGGTGGATTAGAGGGTGGTTTTTGTGTAATTGGATCAGGTAAAGGTAGAACTTTAAAAATATATCAACATTGTATTCAAGAAGATTTGAGAATGTTAAAACATGGTAAAAAACTTTTTAAAAAAATTGAAGATGTGGCTAGAAAAAGAAATTATGATACTATTCATCTTAGAGTAAGAGAAAACTTAGAAGCTAATAAATTTTGGAAGGCATTAGGATTTGAATTTATGTTTTTAGAGCCAAAAGTAACTCAAAGAACAAACAAAGGTATCAATCATTGGAACTACCATGTATCAGATCCAAAACAACATTTATTATTTGGATATCATGGCAGTTAGAAGAAAAGCATTATCAGCAGCTACAGTTGCTACCTTAAAAAGAAAAGCAAAAGCA